CGTAACGCCCTGAAAGAATTAACGATAAACGGCTAGACCCCTTTATTGAAAAGTTATAACAACGTTATAACGTTGTTAGTCACATTATTTTTTATTATTTTGGAGTATAGCCTCATGGGTATTGTATCGTATGACACTAACACACCCCGAATCGCAAAGACGAAAGGTGAGATTTTAAAACACGCAATCCCGCGTATGGTATTGTCTATTACTGGTCGTCAACATAAGATCGGTAAAAACATGTCAGACACGGTGGTTTTCCGTCGTTGGTTGCCTTTTGGCGGCGCGACAACTGATTCATCTACTATTAACAACTGGGTAGTAGATCCTAATTCGCATTTGACTACAGACGGTGTTACACCGGTAGCAGATACGATCACGCCACAGGATATCACAGTACAAATTAACCAGTATAGCTGTCTGTATGCTTATACCGACAAAACCGCTGAATTGTACGAAGACGAGATCCCTAAGCCAATGATGAAACAAGCCGGTCAACGTATGGGCCTTGTTAAAGAGTTAGTAGCTTACGGCGTGCTTAAAGCAAGTACAAATAAATTTTATGCGGGTGGTACTTCTCGCGCAACAGTCGACGCGACGGTTTCTTTAAATCGTTTACGCAACATCACACGTTCTTTAGAGGCTAACCGAGCCGACCAAATTACCGAAGTTGTTAAAGCGTCAGCTAATTATAATACGTCTCCTATCGAGTCGGGTTACTTAGTTTTTGTTGATACTGATATGGCGCATGACATACGCGAAATTGAGGGATTCACTAAAGCTGCGGAATACGGCGAAATCGGTATGAAAGCGCACCCACGCGAATTAGGCGCGGTAGATGAATATCGTTTCATCACTTCACCTGAGTTGGGTCCTGCTCTTGCGAGTGGCGCTGCGGTTGGTACGACTGGCTTAGTTTCAGCGGCTAGCGTAAACGTTGATGTATACTTTATGATTATCGTTGCAGAAGACGCATGGGGCGACGTAGCCTTACGTGGTTTAGATGGTTTTAGTTTAACTCACTTGCCTCACAGCAAGAAAGATAAACAAGATCCACTAGGTCAACGTGGTTATATCGGTGGTAAATTCTGGTGTGCGCCTTTCATGCAAAATGATGGTTGGGCTGCGGTTCTTGAATGTGGTGCAACTGCATTAGGTGACAGCTAGAATTAGCTAGTAATTAGTTTTGTAGCCTACGGGCTACAATCTTCTCGCATAAATATAGGTATTTTATTATGTTAAATAACAATCTAAATCATGGCGGTACCATGAGCTTTACGAAGACCGTAGCGGTCGCAGGTACCACCTCAACGGTTACAACATCTAACGCGACAGACTTCGTTATCGACGGTAAATTCGGTACGCAGTTAGCCGCATTGACTAACCAAGCAACGCCCACAACCGATTTTTTAACCGGTGCAGCGTTCCCGGCTTTAGCAGTTAACCAAGGGTGTGCAATCGTACTAGGTACGACTATCGCTGGTGGTACTACAGTTAAAGCGGTACAAGGTGGCATACAAGACCTGGATTCTACAAGTGGCGAGTTTGTTATAGCTCCTAGCTTCGGTAGTATTCCTAAAGAAATGTGTCCGTTTGCGTATATCATTATACAAAACGGTAGCACAGGTAGCGCCTGGACCTTCGGTACTACTAGTTTCGGCGCAACAGGTATCACAGATACTTTTGTCGACGTAGCTGTATTGCCTAGTCGTCCTCAAGAGTCGTAGACTCTAAAGGTAACAAATAAAAGCCATACGTTTAACGTGTGGCTTTTTTATGATACAATTAAAAACGGTCCTCCTTAAATCAATACTGATTAGGGGGTAGAACTACCACAACAGAGGTATGATCCAATGAAAACTACACAAAGAACAAGACGTTTAATCGTAACCGACACGCTAACCTTAGGTCCTAACGCCGTAGTGCGTAGAAAAGAGGGCAACGACTACGCGGTACTTAGCCCCGAAGACAGGGTACAAGTAATAACTACGACTAAAGCCGTATTAGCATCGGAAAGCGGTACACGTTTTATCCTTAACACAGCGACAGCTTTTGTGACTACGTTACCAGCACCGGTAGCGGGTATGGAATTTTATTTCCATATAGGCGCAACGGCACCGACTACTAGTCACACAATCGTAACTAATGCGAGTGCTAACATCATCGTAGGGAATATCACAAGTCCCGAGGATGCACTAGGCAGCGTAGCAGTAGTACAAGACGCTGATACTATTTCATTCATTGCAAGTAAAGCCTTACACGGCGATTACGCGCACGTATGGAGCGACGGCACAAACTGGTATTTAGACGGAATGTGTGCAGTTCAAGACGGAATGACCACAACCCAAGCTAGTTAGTCTATACTATAATTAGTAGGCGGTTTGCTAAACTGGCTTTACGGCTAGTTTAGCTTTATTTTAAAAACAACACGGTAACTAATTATGACTGACAGTAAAAAACCAAAAAATTTAAGTATGAAAGGTCTTAGCGCGGATATGGACACAGCTAACGAAGAGAACGCACAGCGTTTTAATAAGTTAGAAGAGTCTGTACAAGGCATTAGCGACAGCATGTCAGAGCAAATGGGCGAAATACTTAAAGCAGTTAGCGCCAAGAATAACCCGGTAATATTACAGAAAGACGGTACTCACGTAGAAGACGTATACCTAAAAGAAGATCAGGTCGATATCGAATTCAAAAAGAACCCTAACGTTCATGCCGACGTAGAAACTGTACGCCCAGGCATTACGTCGATTGATTCTATGGAATTCGTAGAGAAAGCCGAGCAAATGCGCTTCGATAACGAAGAGATCGAGATTATGGTCATGCCGTCGGCTTCAACATACCCAGATCATACCTTTTTTGTAGGTGTTAACGGGATTCAACGCTTAATTGTTCGCGGTCAAAAACAATGGTTACCACGCCGTTATGTAGAAGTGCTATTACGCGCTAAGATATCAACGTACGGCAACTTCGAAACTCGCAACCAGCAAACGAACGAGTTAGAAGTTAAAAACCCTGAAACAAAATCACACAGATACCCATTACAAATACTTACGGACAAAAACCCGTTAGGTGCTAAATGGCTTAACCGTGTGACTAACGATACGAGGTCATAGTATTTATGTCGACGTTTTTACAAATATGTCAAAACGTAGCCCGAGAATGTGGCGTAGCTGGTGGTGCCGACGCATCACCAAAGCCAACAGCGGTTACAAGCCAAAGCGGGGAATTAAACCGCATAGTTAACTGGGTAGCAGACGCCTACGTGGAGATCCAAGGGTCGCGCGATTGGCGCTGGTTACGTAAAAAGTTTACGGTAGATACTGTAGACGGTACGGATACATACGCTTTTGGTGACTGTACAGACGTTGACGACGCCGCGGTTATCTCGCGTTTTCGAGAATGGAAACTAAACGATAGCCGTAACCCCCCTAAAATTTATTTAACGACTACGGGCGTGGGTGGCCAGGTTTTGCTAACGTATTCCCCGTGGGATAACTTCGAATACTTATATAAAACCGGTTCTTTGCAATCGCAAACGTCTCAACCGGTCCACATAACAGTTAACCCTAAGAACGAAATTGTATTAGGCATTACGCCTAATGATACTTACACGCTTATAGGTGACTATTATAAATCAGCGCAGATTTTAGCGGCTGATAGCGATACCCCCGAAATGCCGTCGCAATATCATAGCTTAATAATGTATCAGGCTATGGAATACTACGGGCTATTTGAATCCGCGCCCGAGATAGTAACGCGCGCCCGCGGTGGTATGCGTCGTTTAAGAAACCAGCTTAAACATAATCAAGATCAACCTTATAGACTTGGGGGTCCGTTAGCATGAGAAAAGCACAGCTAGCACGACCTAAGTTCGACTACCTACAGTTTACCGGTGGTTATGATACCGAAACGCGCCCATGGAACGCCAAGGGCGGTAGACTTAGGGAGTCTCAAAACTACGAGGTCTCTATTAACAACCAAGGGTATACCGATATCCAAGGTTACGAGATATTCGACGGGCAAACGTCGCCGTCAGAAGCGCCGTACTTCATACTTGACGTTACGATAAGCGGCACCTTTACAGCCGGCGACACGATTACCCAGTTAGTATCAGGCGCAACCGCGGCAGTTGTAGCGGTAGTCACCACAGAATCGCCCAGTTATTTAGTTATTACTACAGTAACAGGCACCTTTGACGATACTAACGACTTACAAGTATCGGCAGTTACCGAGGGTACAAGCGCATCAACCGCACGACGAAGCGGCGCGACTACCTCACTACTAAACGCACAATACCTAAACCTAGCGGCAGACGAAGCACGGTCGGGTTTAGCTGCAGTACCAGGGACGGGGAGCATACTAGGTATATACATGCTCAACGATGTTTGGTACGCATTTAGGAATAACGTAGGCGGCACCGCTGCGGATCTGTACAAGTCGACGGCTTCGGGCTGGTCTCAAGTAGCCTTAGGTTATGAACTGTCTTTCACTTCTGCAGGTACCTACGAAATAGCCGAGGGTGATACTATCACCGGTGCTACTTCGGGCGTAACGGCAGTCGTAACCCGTGTGATGTTAGAATCCGGGTCTATTCTTGGTGGTGATGGTGCGGGACGTCTTATATTTGCGTCTCAGTCAGGCGCTTTTCAAGCCGAAAACCTTAACGTGGGGGGTAACCTCAACGTCGCGACGATAGCGGGCGATAGTAGCGCTATAACGCTCCTACCCGACGGACGTTTCGAAATGGTACGCGAAAACTTCGGAACATCTACAGGCAGCGCGTTACGTATTTACGGTTGTGACGGTGTTAACCGAGGCTTTGAATTCGACGGTACGGTCTTTGCCCCTATTGATACGGGCATGACTACAGACACACCGGCACACGTTATAGTGCATAGAAATCATTTATTTTTTGCTTTTGGTGGATCTGCTCAACATTCAGGTATCGGCGAACCTTATATATTTAATCCGCTGTTTGGCGCGGCTGAACTAGCCACCGGTGATACTATAACCGGGTTTATGTCAGAACCGGGCTCGAATGAGGGTGCGACACTAGGCATATACAACAGAAATACCGTTCACATGTTGTACGGGTCTTCGGTCCTGGACTGGAACCTCGTGAAATTCCGTGATGAATTAGGCGCGTACGCGCACTCTATACAGCAATTCGGACAAACGATGTATCTTGACGACCGAGGGTTGACAAACTTTCAAACGGTCGAAGCTCACGGTAACTTTCAACAGTCGACGGTATCAAGACATATACAAAGTTTTATAAATACTAAAAGGCTACTCGTTAGCGCTTCATGTCTTGCCCGAGATAAAAACCAGTACAGACTATTCTTTTCGGATAAGACGGGGCTATACGTCACGACTGAGGGATCTAAGATAGTCGGATTAATGCCGATACTGTTTAACGACGACGTAACTTGTGCAGCGTCTTTAGAGACCAGCACGGGTGAAGAACAAATGATGTTCGGATCGTCTAACGGTAAAGTATACCAATTAGATAAAGGGACGTCTTTCGACGGCGAACCTATCGAAGCATACTTAAAAACTTTCTTCCACTTCTCTAAGTCTGTTAGGTACCTCAAAAAATATCTTGGTGTCACATTAGAAACCGAGGGCGACGGTTACGCAGAATTTAACTTCTCGACAGAATTAGGGTATAATTCTACGGACATATCGCAACCAGCAATACAAAACGCGGTGTTACCGCTAGGTACGGTCTTTTGGGATACTTTTGTATGGGATAGTTTTATATGGGACGGCGTGACTTTATCACCGTCTAGTTTAAAACTAGAGGGTAGCGCGGAAAATATATCGTTAGTAATACGAAAGAACAGCGACTATTTTTTCCCGATGAATATAACAGGTGCAATGATACGATACGTTTTTAGACGCCAATTACGATAAACATTTAAGGAATTAAACAAACATGGCTAATTCATACTATACACCATCCGGCACCCCAGGTACGAACGCGCAAGGTTCGTCAAGTGACATACGGTCAGAATTCGCATTAATTGAAACGGGCATGGATAAACTACCGTCGTTTACGGCTGATTATGTCGTTACAGTTAACGCGGGCGGTACTGCTTTAGAAGCGGCGCAATTCTTAACGGTAGCTCAAGGTGGTACCGGTGCCGCAACACTTACCGACGGCGGTATCTTACTAGGATCAGGCACAGGCGCGGTTACAGCTACGGCAGTGCTAGCCGACGGCGAAATGCTTGTAGGCGACGGCACAACGGACCCGGCTATCGAATCGGGCGCGACGTTACGAACTTCTATCGGCGTAGGTACGGGCGATTCAGTAACCTTTAACGACATGACATTATCAACCGCATTAAGTGTGGCCAGTGGCGGTACAGGCGCGGCGACATTTACAGACGGCGGCATGTTAGTAGGCAACGGCACGGGCGCGATTGAAGCCATGGCAGTTTTAGCCGACGGCGAAATGATTGTAGGCGACGGAACTACCACACCGGTAGCGGAATCGGGCGCGACTTTACGAACGTCTATCGGCTTAGGTGCCTTAGCCACACAGAGTAGTATTAATAACGACGACTGGTCGGGTACTGACTTGTCGGTGTCTAACGGTGGTACGGGCGCGTCTACATTCACTAACGGCGGCGTACTATTAGGATCATCAACAAGCGCAATAACAGCCATGGCAGTTTTAGCCTCAGGCGAAATGATTGTAGGTGACGGAGTTACCGACCCAGTAGCGCAATCGGGCGCGACTTTACGAACTACTATCGGCGTGGGGTATACTGATACACCAAGGTTCACAGGCTTAACAGTTCAAGGCGACATAGTAGAAACGGAATCAGGCAGCGACACGAATACTCGACTAGGTATAGAGGCGGGCGCGTCGATAGCTGGTGGTGGCATTAACAATACTTTTTATGGCTACCGAGCAGGTGAGGCCGTAACTACGAGCGACGACAATACCGCTATTGGTCGCGACGCATTACTACTTAGCACAGGTAATGACAGTACGTGCGTAGGCGATAATGCCGGGGCTGCAATGTTAACAGCCGGGAATCTAACAGCCGTAGGGTCTGGGTGTCTTGATAACGCCACAGGTACTAATAATACCGCGATAGGGACTCACGCAGGTAACTCGATCACAACAGGTAATCATAATACTTGTTTAGGCGCGCAATCAGACGCAAATAGCGCAACAGGCGTACACAGTATAAACATAGGATATACGGCTCAAGGGGATCAAAACTATCAGTGTACCATAGGGTCGCTCACACTATATGTAAAAAATGAGTTCGACACAGACGCGTCATGGTCTCAAGCGTCAGATAGACGCCGTAAATGTAACATTCAGCCCGCGGTACTTGGCTTAGACTTCATTAACGACCTAAATACGGTTACTTATAACCTAAGACCCGCCAGTGAATTACCGCCGGAATGGGAAGTACCCGCAGATTCATACGTAGATACAGAAAAAACCATGCACTCTTTAATCGCACAAGATGTATTAGAGGCTATACTTAATGCAGGTGTAGATCCCGACTCTTTCGCAGGTTGGGGTTGCGACAAGCAAGGTCAACGTATATCTAAAGACGCCATGGTAATACCATTAATTAAAGCAGTACAGGAATTAACCGTACGACTTGAAGCATTAGAGGAACAACAAAATGCCTAGCCCTTTACAGATACCTAACACACCAGTAGCGCCACCTATAGTCGATGAAGATCCGACGAACCAAGCGCCGGACGTTATAGATCCGACCGCGCCTAAAACTAATGGTTCGCTATCGGGTATCGCTTCGGCTATGCCCACGGACATAGACCCGACTAAAGATACAGTCGAGGGTCGCGTAGAGGGTATCGTTAGCAAAGGTGGACCATTGCAACAACTAGCAGAGACACGATCTAAGCAACAATCAAGTAAAAGAGGGTTGCTTAATACGTCTATGGCGGTCGGTGCTGGTCAAAAAGCGCTTTACGAATCGGCGTTACCTATCGCCCAAAGTGATGCACAGTACGCACAATCAATCAATTTACAGCGTGAAAAAGAAGCTATCGACAAGCGTATACTAACCGCTAGCGCCGACGAGCAACTAAGACTTATCGCTAAAAAAGGCGAAATAGACGCGCAGTTACAAACGGACTTACAGTCTACGCAAGGTGCCCAAGCGCTAGAACAAATAGCAGCTAGGGGCGGCGTTGAAGCCGACTTAGTTACGCGTCGTGGCGATATTGAGAAAGAATTGCAGACCGCGGATTCAGCAACACGAAGCCGATTACTTCAAGAGCAGGCGACCATAGATACAGAATTAACTAATCTACGTGGCCAGCTTGAAGCCGACTTAGTTACGCGTCGTGGCGATATTGAAAAAGAATTACAAACAGCAGACGCCGAAACGCGAAGCCGGTTAGTTCAAGAACAAGCAGCCATAGAGACCGAGTTAACTAACTTGCGCGGTGGTATCGAGTCAGAACTAGTAACCCAACGTGGCGGTATCGAGTCAGAACTCGCAGCACAACGCGGCGGTATCGAAGCAGACTTATTAGATCGTCGTGGCGAAATCGACAAAGCTTTACAGTCGGCAGACGCCGAGACAAGAAGCCGTTTACTTCAAGAGCAGGGTGTAATCGACTTCGACTTAGTGAAAGCCCGTGGTGAAGAAGAACAGGCGATACGCGCACAACAAGCAGCTATCGACACAGAGCTAACGACGTTATCTGCAGGGTTCAAGTCGGCAGACATAGCAGCACAACAGTTGCACGAAACTCAGCT